TTGTGGACACCGGCATCCATCACGTTACCGACGTTGCCGAACTTGCCCTTAAGTCCCTTGTCTGCGAAGTCCTCAAGGATCTTGAAGCCCGCACTAATGGCCTTCTCGCCGATGAAGCCCAGGACCGTACCGGCAGCGCCACCGCCCAGGAAGCCGAGCGCCGCATGGGCAATGCCTCCGACGATCTTGCCGAGGGTGCTGTCCTTACCGCCGGGTATGGCGATGCCAAGAGCGTTGGCGATAAGCTCACCAATGCTCTTACTGGACCCCTTGCCCATCATCGCGTTCTGCGAATCAACGGACGTACCGGCAGCCGGACTGCTGGCAGTACCAACACTGTTAGGATCAACGGGCTTTACGGGCTTACCGCCGTTGCCGAAGAACTGGACATTGCCCAACACTCCGCCGTTGGCAAACTGGGGCATAGGTACCGCAGGCGTAGAGCCCGGGAACATGCCAGACTTCCCGCCTCGACCACCACTGAACTCGTTGTTAGCCCAGTGAATCCAATCGGAGCCACCAAGGGCGCGCACGGCCTCGGGGACCAATACGCCCTCGCCAGGCGACAGCATGGCGGGAACGGTGTCCCTGCCGGGCTTGTATCCGCCCAGCGCTCCGCCGCCGGTCATGTCACCGAAGATCGGTCGCCCGCCTGTGAGTTGGTTATTGCGAGCAGCGAACGTCTTGGTTACGCCGCCGTCCTCGTAGTTCACCGGAACGACAATGCCACCGCCTGCGAACTTAGGAACACTCACGTGACCAACGGTGCCGAGGTGAAGGCTCTTAAGGCCAACGGCGTCAACAACTGCGTTCCACGCCTTGATGATTCCGTTGACGACGGTAATACAGGCGTTGACACCATCGCCGATGATTCCAGCGATGCCGTTCCAGATGGACTTAGCGGTGTTCTTGATGCCGTTCCAGACCGTGGACCAAGCCTTACTCAGCGCGTCGCCAGCCGTATTCCAGGCAGAGCGAAGGGCGTTGAGAACAGCAGACCAGGTTGACTTGAGTGCATCCCAGACCGCATAGGCTCCGTTCTTCATGGCCAGCCAGACGGCCGACCATGCTGCCGACAGGGCAGAGCTGACCGTGTTCCAAATCGAGTGCATGGCGTTGCCCCACGCCTGCCAGGCAGCCTTAAGGGCGTCCCATACGGCGTAGGCACCGTTCTTCATGGCGAGCCAGACAGCGGACCAGGCGGCCGAGAGGGCAGAGCTGACCGTGTTCCAGATCGAGTGAAGCGCGTTGAGGAACGCCTGCCATGCGGCCTGCATGGCGTTCCAAACTGCCTCAGCGGCAGTCTTCATGGCGTTCCACACGGCATTCCACGCAGCAGACAGAGCGCCAGAAACAGCGTTCCACGCAGTAACAAACGCCTGGCATACGGCGTTCCACGCAGCCTGCATTGCGGACCAAATGGCCTGCGCCGCAGTGGACATGGCGTTCCACACAGCATTCCACGCCGTGGTGAGCGCAGCGGAGACCGTATTCCACACCAGGGCAAGGCCGTTGACGAACGCGTTCCAGGCAACGGTAAGAGCGTTCCATATCGCCTGCGCAGCAACGGACAGGCCGTTCCACACGGCATTCCACGCAGTAACTAGCGCACCAGAAACGGCAGTCCACGCGATACTAAGACCCGTGACAAACGCCTGCCAGGCAACCTGGAGAGCTGCCCAAATCACCCTGACCGCAGTGGACATACCGTTCCAGACGGCATTCCACGCCACAACGAGCGCACCGGAGACAGCGTTCCAGGCGATCGTCAGGCCATTAACGGTAGCCGTCCAGGCTGCCTGTAGACCGGTCCAAATCGCCCTCACTGCAATGGACATGCCATTCCAGACGGCATTCCATGCAACGACAAGGGCAGCAGAAATGGCAGTCCATGCAATCCTCATGCCATCAAGGAAGGCGCGCCACGCTATACCAAGTGCGGTCCAGATTGGGCCACTTCCCTGCATGAACTGCATCCACGCCTTCCAGCCAATCTCAAGGAACTGGAGGACGGTGACGACACCTCGGAGGATAACCACCAGACCGAGCCAAATGACCCCGTTGATCTGAATGATCGGGACCAACAGCTGCATAACCTGGGCTATCAACTTGAGAGTTTGGATCAGGAGTTGACCGTGATCAGCCGATACGACCTGGACGATGACGCTAGCGAACGACAAGAGAACCTGGCCCGCTGCGCCCATGACCTGGTTCATGATCTGGCCGAGGCCAGGAATCCTGGCCAGCATGTTGGCTGCCTGACCGAGCGCAGAGCCCAGGAGAGTTGCGCCCTTGCCGAGCCCGTCGAACAGCGGCCCCATGGCGCGCATGGCAGAAGTGAGTCCGGGCAGCGCTGCCCCAGCCAAGTGCTCTACGACATCAAGCATGGGACGCACAAGGGATGCCGCCGCAGAGAACGCACCCTTGATCGCGGGTCCTATCAGGTGAAGCCAACCGTTAACCTGAGACAGACCGTCCTGGAGAGCCTTGATCGCTGGCATGGCCAAAGGCAGGATGGTCTTCTGGAGCTGGCCGAACGCGTCAGCGAAGGAAGACTTAAGCTTTTCGTTCGTTGCGATAAGCGCGCCAGCGGCCCCAAGGAACGCAACGGGAATGAGCGCAACTGATGCGGCCATTAGTGGTGCCGCAGCCGTGAACGCTGCCATGGCAACCGAGGCCGCAACTATGGCAGTTACGAAACCGCCCATCGAACTACCGGCGCTCGCCGCAGAACTTCCCACGTTACCTACGGCAGAAGCTCCACCACCGGCAGCGCTCGCCATTCCACCTATAGCCGACCCTGCGCCACCGGCCGCGCTACCCAACAACGCGAGATCATGCATGGAGTTGTTGCTGTCGTTGCTTAGCTGCCCAAGGTGTATATGAGCGTTGTTGACATCAACATCTGCCGTAGCGGTTACATGCGTAGCACCGAATGCAGCCAGGCGCGCCTGTACCTCTGCCAGATTCGCAGCGTTGACATTCACGTCGGCTGTAGCCGTGGCGTGAGTCGCGGCGAACTGCGCAAGGCGAGCCTGCAAAGCCTCAAGCGCTCCGCTCTGCGCGTTGACATCAGCGGTGGCCGTGCTGTGGATCGTACCGAACTGAACGACCCTGGAGCGGATCGCATCAAGCTGCCCAGACTGCGCGTTGACATCAGCAGTAGCAGTCTCGTGCATCGTTCCGAACTGGTTGAGTCGCGCCTGTAGGGCCTCAAGGGCAGTCGAGTTTGTGTTCACATCTGCCGTGGCGGTGACGTGAGTTGCGGCTATCCTGTCAAGCTGAGCACTGAGCGCCGTGAGCTTCGCAGCGGCATCAGCAGTGTCAGCGTTGACCGTTATTGTGGCGGTCTGATCCGTTATCATCGCGCGAAGATTTTCAAGCTTCGCAACTGCTGCCGAATCGTCAACGTCGGCAGTGATCCTCAAGTTCGTACCGTCGATCGAAGACAACGACTTCTTGAGGGTGTCGAGTTGAGCCTGTGCCGTGCGCAGACCGGTCCCATCCCACTTGGCCGTAATGTTGAATCCCAAGCTGGTCACTGTAGCCATTGGGACAACCCTCCGTTACGCGCGCCCGGCATTATCGATTCGCTCAGCGGCATTCTCAAGCTGCTGTTCCAGCCCGTTACCCACGAGGTCTTCACCTTCCTGCATGGTGTCCATGAACCATGAGAAGTCCGTGATTCCCTCGACCACCCAAGTACCCTTGTTTCCGAACACCGGGTGCCGCCATCCATGTTGGTCCATACCGCGAGGGATGGCGGCTTCATTGACATTGGGCATAGACGTTGTGATGCGGTAGCCATCAGGGAGTTCCTGTAGTCCAACTCCCTTAGCAACTCGGGCCCTTAGGCCAGTGTGCTTAAGGCCGTGCGTTGGCTCAAGTATCACGCGGAGGGACGCCCGATCCCCGAGCGTCCCAGCCGAATCCTTGATTGAGTTTTTGAGTTCCTTTGGGATGTCCTCGTTCTCAATGGCCATCGCACGTGTGATGTCGTCAAGTTTGCCTATGCCACTGACACTTATGTCAATCCCGGGCATTTTCCTTCGCCACCTTAGCCGCCTCGGTCATCTCCCAAGGGAAGGGCATTTTACTAGGCTCGGGTATGGGGTTCTCGATGCCCTCTTCTTCGTCAGTGAAGTTAGCGGCACCGAACATGTAATTGAGGGTTTGAAGTTGATAGTGGATCTCGTTCAGGAGAATGCGCTCATACGTGCTGTCGATGGGACCGTGCGCAGTCTCGAACGCCACCCATTCGGCCAGATCCTCAGAGCTGATCCGGTCTAGCACCTCGCGTGGAGTGCACCCCCACGCGAGGGCTAGCCGGAACACCATTACTCGGTCTGGCCGTCCTCGAAACCCTCGGTCAGCTCCTCAACGTCCTGCTGAGTCATGCCGTTGAGCTTCTGGGCCGCAGTGAACAGCCGGTCCAGGACGGACGCGGACTTGCTGCCCAGGAGAGTGACTTCCTTGTCTCCGAACATCCGCTGCCCGCTCTCGTCCACGGCGCACAGGGCGACGAGCCGCGCGCGCAGGTTGACGAGGTTCATCTTGTTGGACTTGCCGCGCTGGTCGATCATGTCCGACTCGAACTTGTCGCGCTCCCCACCCGTCAGAGTGCGGAGGCGAACAGACGCGACTTCCTGACCTTCCGGAGTCCATTCCGGAACCTCGACGTCGATGGTCTTCATGTCGTCGGCGGCGAGGATAAGGTCTCGGTTGAGAATAGCCATGGTGTGTCAGTTTCCTTTTCTCGATGCGCGGTTCGATGCGGTTAGAACCGGACGAGCGACCCCGCATCGTAAGTCGCTCGCCCGGCTGCTAGTTGGGTCAGGAAGTGGTGGAGCGGGTAACGCCATCCCGCTGCGTCACGAACTTGACCTTCGTGTCGGACAGCTTACCGACAGCACCGTCAAGCGGGCTGTACTCCAACAGAAGGCAGGTGGCGGAGTAGGACGGGTTGTCCGCTCCGACAGGCTTGCTCTGCGTCGGGAGGATGTAGACGTAGAACTCAACCTCCGTGTCATACAGGGGGAACAGAACGGAGTCCACCGAGGCAGCGTTGAAGTCCTGCTGCATCGTGACCTCGAACTGGTCGTCCTTGAGGCCGTGCTGGTGCTCACGGCCACCGCCAGAGAAGTTGGTGGTGTCGATGTCGTCCTTGGACAAGGTGACGGTGACTGCGGAAACGTGCGAGGACAGGTCCACGCCGTTCACCTCGATGTAGCAGTCACGCAGAATAAGCTTCTTGGACACTAGAACTCATCCCTTCGGGGGTTATCGGTAGGCGCCTCTTC